ACAGAACACTTTTGATGTAAGACAAACCGTAAAATCAAAATTTAGATTCGTTTATCGCTACGATGATTTATCTGAGCTAACTGAATTTCCAACTAAACTTGAAAGAGTAATTACAAAACCAACAACTATAGCTAAAACTTCATCTACAATAACTAAACCAGTAACTTTTGCTGAAGCAAATCAAAATATTAAAGAAGTATTAGAAAGTAAAGAATTTAATGATGATGTAGACGCTGCAGCTAATAAAGCTGGAGCTGCATTAGCGCAATTAAATGGTGAAGAAAGAAATGCAATTGCAACTAAATTTGGAGCTGAAAATTTACCACAAAGTGATTTAAAGGCAAAGATGGATACTGACTTTAAAAATGCTCAATCATTCATGAAAGAAAAAAATAAACAACTTAATAGTATTATCGGCAAAACTAATACAGATAATACAAGTGTAAAGACATTTGCAGATAAGTTAAGGAGAATATAATGGCAGAAGTTGATCAAATTGATCCTAATGAATTAGAATCGATACAGAACCCAGATGATGGAAGATCTGACCCAGATAAAAGATTTCCTAGGAAAGAATATGTTGGTGTTTCATCTGTAAACAATATTGCACGTGGCACACGCGTTAAAAATGTTTATATCGGCGGAAGTATTCCCGGTATGGATCTTGAATTAAACGATGAGCCGTCAACACAATATCCAGAAAATCAAGTAAAAGAAACAGCATCCGGTCACGTTGTCGAGTATGATGACACTAATGGCCGTGAACGCGTCATGATAAGACATAGAACTGGATCTGGTGTTGAAATGAGAGCGGATGGAACTGTTATATTAAGTTCAACAAATAACACATTAAGAATAGTTGCAGCCAATGAAAAAGTCATAGTTGAAGGCGATGGTGAGGTTGTATACAATGGCAATTTAAAAATGAGAGTTGCAGGTGATTTTGATTTAGAAGTTGGTGGTGATTTTAATGTTAATGTCACAGGAAATAAAGAAGAAACAATTAAAAGCTCTCTAATAGAATCTGTATCTAAAAACAAAACTATGACCGTAGGAGAAAATAAAGCTGAAACTATTTTAGGAGTTGATGCACTAACTGTTTTAAAAGATAAAGATATAATGGTTAAAGGCACTCTTGAAACTAATGTTCAAGGCGCAATAGAATTAGATGCTGGTGGTATTTTAACGTTGAGTAGCGAATCTAAATTTATTGCTTCTTCACCAGACACAAGCATTAGTGCAGATAAGATTTCAGTGGCAGGGCCTGTTGGTACAATAGGAGGTGATAATATTGTCTTTTATGGTAATACTGCACATATCCCTAGAGTTAATTCTACATCAATGCACGCAACAACATTTCATGGCAGTTTAGAAGGTACTGCTAAGGAAGCTCTTGATGCAAATAAAGCAAAAACAGCTGGTGTAGGAGCTGCATCTCCCGGTGGATACGAAACAACAGTAACCAGTGCAACAAACAGCACAACAGAGCAACCAACAGCAGCACTGTTAAATTCTATATTAAACACTTCGCCAGTATTCGGTGTAAGACAAGTTGAAGTAGATACATTTGATGATTTAAAACATTCAGTTGATAGAAGTAGATCTTACGGCGGAATAACTAAAGATGATTTGACTACAAAGTCTGCAAGATCAAAATTAAGAGATCCTAATAATATTTCTAACGAAACATTTATGGGAGAAATACTTTCAGATGGAACTGTGTCAAAAGATGCAACAAATGCTATACCACCAAAATTTGGTAGAGCGATTAGTGCAAACAATACATCGCAAAGAGGTACAGAAGCAATAGGTCCATCAAATCCGAAAGCAAAGGTATACCAAAGTGGCACGTAAAATAAATGTAATTCCAGACGCGCAATACGATCCTACATTTCAATCAGAAATAACTGGTCGTACGAGATTAGCACATAGCATAACATTATCTAAATTTTTAGGTAGTTACAATGATCCTGTGAGTATAAGTCATTTAGATAGTGATGATAAATTATTACTAGCAAAACAATATTATTTGCATGCTCAAGTGTTGCAATCTATTAATTCATCACCCGGATTAAGAGGCATAGCATCATTTGAAAAGTTTAGAATGATTGTTTCTGAAGGATTTTATAGGGAAGGCCCAAATGAAGATTTAGACGTTACTGATGGTATTAATTATTTAAAGACAAATGGAAGAGCTGTTGTTTATGAACTTATCGGCGAAGACGGCAAAATAGCATTTGATAAAACATTTGATCTGGCTGTTTATCTAAAGAATAACATAGACTTTGATAAGATCATACTAAATTATGATAGTTATAATCCAAACGGATCTTTGCACGTGGACATAGTTTTAATTATGCCAGAAATAATATCACCATGGAGCGTTTCATATAACAATATTATTGAAACAAGATTTAATAATTCAGTGCAGTCTACTGGTGAATTATTAGAAATTAGTGATGAGTAAACTGTCGAATAAATTGTATAAATAGTCAATAAAGGAATCACTATGCCAACAAGAGTTTTTGCAAATGAAGATGGAAATGTTAGTAAGAAGTCTATTATTGTTTCAAGAGTACGTGAAGACAAAGACATAGATGCAACGTTTAGTGCTAAGTTTGTTGGATTAGATACTGATGGTAATAATTTACCAGGTGATATTTTTAAAAAAACAAATGCTGCAGCTGTTAAGCAATCAATAAGAAATTTGCTATTGACGAATTTTACTGAGAGACCTTTCATGCATAGGTTTGGTGGAAATTTAACAGATATGTTATTTAGATTAAGCACTGAAATAGATGATGCTAATTTAGAGAATGATATAACTTCGTCAATACAAACTTATGAACCAAGAGCTCAAGTTTTAAGCATAAATAGTATTATAGGTGCAGACAATAATGAAGTAAGAGTAACAGTAAGATTTTTAGTAATATCTACATTACAACAAGATACTGTAGAAATAAATTTAACAAGGTTAAGATAAATGTCAACTACAATTCAATCAACAGATTTAGATTTTGATACAATAAAAACGAGGCTAAAGGATTATTTCAAGCGTCAAAGTGAATTTACTGATTATGATTTTGAAGGTTCTGCTTTAAGTAATATATTAGATGTATTGGCTTATAATACTCATTTTAATGGCTTAACATCAAACTTTGCTCTTAATGAAAGTTTTTTAAACACTGCACAACTGAGAAGTTCTATAATATCTCATGCAGAAGCTTTAGGATATGTACCAAGATCATATGCATCTGCATTAGCAAAACTAACATTATCTATTACAATCGCAGCTTCAGATAGACCAACTTCGATTGAACTACCTAGAAATAGTAAATTTACTACGTCATTAAATGATATAAGTTATACATTTCGAACAAGAGAAAAATATGTTGCAACTCCTAGTAGTGCTGGTGTTTATATTTTTAAAACTTCTGAAGGTTCTTCAGATATACCAGTTTATGAGGGAATAGAGAAAACTAAAACATTTTTTGTCGGTGAAACATCAGATTCACAAATATATGTCATACCAGATTTAACGATTGACACTACAACAATAAGAATACAAGTTTTCGATACTTCAGTAAGTCCGACTTTTACCACATACACTAATATCAATAAAGCAACTCGAATTACGCCAACGTCTACACATTATCAAATTAAAGAAGTGCCTAATGGTTACTATGAAATAATATTCGGCGACGGAACGAGTACGGGAGCAGCTCCAATTGCAGGAAATAAAATAGTAATAGATTATTTGTCTACTGTAGGGCCTGAAGCTAATGGATCTAGTGTGTTTTCTACAGATGTTCAAGTAGAAGGTGTTAATTTAGAAGCTGTTACGAGTGCTGCTGCAGCGGGTGGATCATTCAGAGAAGGGATAGAATCTATAAGACAAAATGCACCATTATACTTTACATCTCAAAGACGAATGGTTACAGCTGAAGATTACACATCTCAAGTATTAACTAACTACGGTTCATTTGTTGATGATGTTACTTCATGGGGAGGACAAGATAACGACCCAGCTAGGTTTGGTTGTGTTTATGTAGCATTAAAATTTAAAACAGACGTAGATGACGCTACACAGTTAGATGTAAAAAATAATATCATAAGTGATTTGTCTGATAATTTTGCTATTGCAAGTATAGACACTAAATTTGTAGATGTGAGCACTTCTTATTTAGAAATTTTAACTACATTTAATTTTGATCCAGACTTAACAAGTTCAACTTCAAGTGCAACAGAAACTTTAATTCAAGATACAATTAACACGTATTTTTCAAATAATTTACAAAAATTTGGAAAAGTGTTTAGAAGATCAAATTTACTAGCAATTCTTGATGATATTGACGAATCAATATTAAACACTAAAATTAGCCTTAAGATACAAAAGAGATTCACACCTACTTTAGGCCTTTCAAGAGATTATCAGATAAACTTTCCAGTTGAGATTGGTGGCGCTACTGATGTAGGTAGTGTTGAAAGAATAATTACATCTTCTAAGTTCACGTTCAATTCAAAACCTTGCACCATTAGAAGTAGACTCAATTCAAGCACTTTAGAAATAGTTAGTGGTGAAGAAGGTGTTGAAGTAGACAATGTCGGTTCATTTGATTCAAAAGCAGGTAGAGTTAATTTAGTAGGATTCAATCCTACTGCACTAGAAGGTGGCGAAATAAAAATATCAGCTAGGCCTGCCAACGAAAGTACAATAAGGCCTTTAAGAGCAAGTATAATTGATATTGATACTGTGGCATCTAAAGCTAATGCTATTCTTGATTATCAAGAAATCCAAGCATCATTATCAGGATCAACATCATCAAGCGGTTCTAGTTACTAATGACAAATATTCAGTATCATTATAATAGAAGACCAAGAAACTTTTTACATAGAAAAGTTCGCGAGGCTTTGCCTGAATTTTTTACTCAAGATTATCCAAATCTTGTAACATTTTTAGAGAAATATTATGATTATTTAGATTCAGACGGAGCCAGTTCATTTGATTATAAATTAAGAAAAATATATCAAACAAGAGATACGCAAGAAACTTCTTCAGATTTATTGAAATTTATAATACAAGAAATTGCAGGTGGAAATACTGGAGGTAATTTTATTGATCCGAGTTTTTACGCTCAAAGAATTAATGAATTACATAGAACTAAAGGTAGTAGATTTTCAATTGAAGAATTCTTTAGAGCATTTTTTCAACAAAATGTAGAGGTTGAGTATCCTAAGAAAGATATCTTCACTATAGGGTACGATTTATCTGGGCCTTTAAGTAGAATTGGTTCTGAATCAAATAAATTTATTAGAAATAATGCGCTGTACCAAGTTTTTTCAATACTAATTAAGAGTCCTATATCACAAACTACATGGATAGAATTATATAAAAAGTTTGTGCATCCTGCAGGATTTCATATTGCTGGGACAGTTACAACTGACACTGAAGCTGTTGGAAATGCATCTGCACCAATAGCAGAACTTGATAGTGCATCTAGAGTAGTAGAAGGCATTGGAATTACATCAGCACTTGCACTATTTACACAAATGACTGGGTTAATAGATTCTGATGGAACACCAGTCAGAGTAGGCCTTGACCAAAAAGTTAGTGTATATCAGTCACTTACATCTACACAACTTCAAGGATTTTATAGAAACATGGAAGAACTTATTACACCTAATTCATTTACATTTGATGATAGTGGCCAAGGAAAAGACTTTGTTGGTGCATTAGGTGATAGCGCAGAAGCAGCTGCACCAGATTTCTCACTTACTTTTGAGACAATGGACAACGCACAATTTGATTCATCTTTTAACACATAACGATTATTCTTATGTATAAATAGAACTTATTAGGAAGATTAAATGACTAGACAAAATATTGGTATAGGCAGTTCAGCTAATGACGGTAATGGTGATACATTACGACAAGCCGGAACAAAGATAAATTCAAACTTTGCTGAAATATATGCAAAACTTGGTGGAGGAGATAGTAGTAACTTATCTACACAAATATCATTAGAAACTGATGCAGTAGTATTTGAAGGTACATCAGCTAACGATTTTGAAACACGATTAAAAGCTAGTAACGCATCACAAGATAATATAATTACATTACCAGATTCAACTGGAACAATTACATTAGCAGCATCACCACAGACATTAACAAATAAGATATTAACTGCACCTGCAATTTCAACTATATCAAACGGCGGAACTGTTACTATACCATCTGGAGCAGATACGCTAGTTGCAAGAACTTCTACAGATACACTTACAAATAAAACATTAACATCACCTACAGTGTATAGGCCAATCATTCAACAAAGCATTAATGATTCTTCAGGAAGTGAATTAATAAAATTAGTTAGAACAGCAAGTGCAGTAAATGAAATTACTATTACTAATAAAGCAACCGGTGCTCATCCTTCAATAGCAGCAACCGGAAATGATGCAAATATCAACTTATCGTTGTCAAGTAAAGGTAAAGGTTCTGTAGCTATAAGCAAAGCAGCTTTCACATCAAGTACTATAACAGATACTGGCCGAGCTGATTCAGCTTCTTCGCTGATAATATGTAACAAGGGAACAGCATTTGCAGTATCATTAGACCCAGGTACTACAGTTGGTGAGTTTAAGATTTTTTCAAATAAAGGAGGCGGTTTAGTGACTATAACACCTGCGCCTTTTGCAAATGGAAGCACAATACGACTACCACAAAACACTGCAACTCAATGTATATGGGATGGAACTAATTGGTTTACGCTTAGTGGAAATGATTCAGCTAATTCAATTATAATATCATAGGAATAGAAAATGCCAGCAATAATTACAGATCCGTTTAAAAAACAATTCATGCAAAAAATATTAGATGAAGCATCAGATGTTACACTTGCAAGATATTACGTAGGTATTGGAAAAAATGATGAATGGAACTCAACTGAAACTGTTCCAACACCGACAGATACACCTAAAACAATAAGAGAAGCACAAAATGCTTTACAATCCGTAAAAGCTGTAGGCTCAACATCCTTTGTAGTACCAAGACACAATTGGAGCTCCGGTAGCGAATATAGCGGCTATGATGACGAATATAGTACAATACCATCAAATACCTATTACGTTCTTACTGAAGATAATCATGTTTATATTTGTTTACAACAAAGCAAGAGCGGAACTGGTGCTATAAATAAATCAACAGTTAAACCTACTGGCACATCACCAAAACCATTTAAAACTTCAGATGGGTACACTTGGAGATTTTTATATGCGTTATCTGGTAGTGATACAGCTTCGTTTTTATCGGCCAACTTTATTCCAGTTAAATTTGTAACTACTACTAGCGATGCATTTGAAATACAACAAAAAGCTGCTCAAGACTCTGCAGATGCAGGTAGAATAGCAAATATCGTCGTAGAAAATCAAGGGACTGGCTACTCAGGTGCACCTACTGTTACTATAACAGGAAATAGCGGCGCTATAGGTGACAGTGCACAAGCGACTGCAGTCGTATCAGGTGGTAAAGTTGTTAAGATTGATATGTTAAATGAAAGTTCAGGTTCAGGAAGCAATTTTGTAAATGCAACTGTTACTATAACTCCGACATCAGGTGGTAGTGGTTGTATAGCAAGAGCCGTGCTTGGTCCACTTAATGGTATCGGTGCAGATCCAATAGATGATTTAAAAGCTACATCACTTATGTTCAACTCTAAACCAGCTGGAGCAGAAAATGGAGACTTCTTAACAGGAACTAATCAAGATTACAGACAAGTGATGTTAATTAGAAATCCGAAAACTGACTCAGCTAATGGAAATACTCTTACTGCAACTACTGCTAAAGCTTTAAAATATCTAATAGCAGATTCAGCTTTTGCAAGTCAGTTACAACCTGACGAATTGATGACAAATAACGAAACGCCTCCAGCAAAAGCATATTTTAACGAATTTGTAAATCATACTACGGCTGGTGCAAAAATATATTATCACCAAACTGACAGTACTGGTTACACACCGTTTTCAGTAGGAAACACTCTCACAGATGAAGCAGGCCAAACTGGTACAATTGCTGTAGTTGCAGATTCAAATGAGTTATACATTAACACTTCTGGAGAAGTTTTATATATAGAGAATAGAGCACCAGTTATTAGAAATACTTCTCAAACAGAAGATATTAAAGTAGTAGTTACACTATAATAGGACATTAATATGGCGACAACATTTATAAAGAGCAGCTTATCGACAACCTATAAAGATGATTTTCGTGATAGCGATAACTATCATAGAATATTATTTAATTCGGGTGTAGGATTACAAGCAAGAGAATTAACACAACTTCAAACTATATTACAAAGTCAAATATCAAGATTCGGTAATAATATATTTAAAGAAGGAGCAGTTGTAAAACCTGGTGGCGTTAATATAAATCCAAAATATGAATTCATTAAGTTAGATGAAACTAGTCACAGTTTGCCAGAGGTTTCAACTCTTGTAGGTAAAACTGTAACTGGTCAAACATCAAGTGTTATTGCAACTATCATAGAAGCAGTCGCAGCAACTAGCGGAGATCCAGCTACACTTTATGTAAAATATACAGATACTAAAACAGCCCAAGCATCAGGCGATAATACCATAACAAAAAGAATGGCTTCAGAGGAATTAATGATTATTAATGCAGCTTCTGGTGGTACTGATGTTTTAAAAGTTAAACAAGCTACAACAGATGATCCTAATGTTGTCGGTGCAGGTACTCAAGTTACGATACGCAGTGGTGTTTATTACGCACGTGGAAATTTTGTATTTACTCAAGATCAAAGTAAAATCATATCTAAATATACTGATTCTCCTAACACAGATATTGGATTTAAATCAGTAGAAGACGTAGTAACTGCAAGTGATAATGATGCTTTATATGACAACCAAGGAGCTGCTCCAAACGTAAGTGCACCAGGAGCTGATAGATACCGAATTAAACTTACTATCGCAGAACGTGATGAATTAACAGCAAGTGACAATTTTATACATGTTGCAACAATAGTTAATGGCGCGGTTTTTGAAAATGTTGATACGAATCAATCTTATAATATTCCATCTGATATGATCGCAACTAGAATTAAAGAAAATTCTGGTGACTATGAAGTAAAACCTTTTACTGCTAAATTTGAACTAGATTCAGAAAATACACATTTGCTATTAAAAGTAAGTGATGGCACAGTAGTAGTTGATGGATATAGAGCAACTAAGCCTTATCCTACTACAATAAGGGTGAAAAAACCAACTGCAACTTTAGAAATAAATAATGAACCAGTAAGTGCTGTTCTTGCACATCATGTAATCACAACGCCAGGCATTGGTGATAGTTCATCTAAAGGTATTCCAAATATTGATACTATGGAAGAAATGAATTTAAGGTCAGGCGTTGGACATACAGGAGGCACAATCGGTACAGCACGAATTAAAGCACTTACAAAAAATGGATCAAACATTAAAGCTCATATTACTGATATACAAATGAATAGTGGCCAAGCATTTAGAAATGTTAAAAGTGTTGGAACTACCGTTGATAATTATTTTAACATTACTTTGGATAATTCAAAGGCTGTTGTCAAAGAACCTACTAATGATTATAGTTTTTTTGAATTACCTAAAAGAAGACCTTCTACTATATCAGATTTAATTTATACCGCACAAAGAAAGTTTTCAAATAAAAGTGCAAACAGTTCGGGTGTAGTTGCTTTACAATCGATAGCTGGAAACCCAGGTGAAACATATACGTCAACTTCAAATTTCATATTTGCAAAGGCTGACAGTGATATATCTACTATTTCACCAACTATCGACCTTGCAGCAAATACGGCTGATTTTGGAACAGGTAATACAATAGTTAGTTCATCAAATATAGAGTATGCTGCATACGTTGAAAAAACTCAAACAACACCAAAAGAAAAAGTATTAACAAGTTTTAGTCTGATCAATAGCTGTGAATCAGACGGGGCCGGATTTATATTCATTAATTTGAAAAGAGCTGACATTTTTAGTGTACAAGAAATTGTTTCTACAGCAGACAGCAGTCTAGACTTATCACCAAGATTTATAATTGATGATGGACAAAGACCTTCAAGATATGAGCCGGGTCGATTAATTTTGAAAAATGGATTTTCTGCACCAGCCGGAAACGTAACTGTTAAATATAAGTTTTTCAATCCAAGTTCTAGCGGTGATTACTTTTCTGTAAATTCATATTCATCTCAAGTAGAATATGATAAAATACCATCATTCAGAACTCCTGAAGGTAGAACAGTTAATTTAAGAGATGTAATCGATTTCAGATCAGTTGCTGATTCAGCTGGAAACTTTGGAACTTCTGGTTCAACTATGATAGAGCTTCCTCAAAGTGAAACAACTATCACTGCAGATGTTACATATAATCTTGCTCAGGCAGCAAAATTAGCTATTGATAATAATTCTAAACTATCTTTAAATTTTGGTCCATCTTCATTTTATCCTATACTACCATCAAGACAAGAAGGAAAATTACCTTTATATGATATAAAACTGAATGCCAAAACTCTTAATGATTCAGATGTTAGTATTAATAAAATCAACTTTAGAAGATTTACTATGAAAGACATTGGAAATCTCGAAAAAAGAGTTGATAGATTAGAAGAATTTACTACTTTAAATTTGTTAGAAATTGACACTAAAAACCTTGAAGTTTTAGACTCTGCAGGCAATAACAGAACAAAGGCTGGATTTTTTGTTGATGATTTTAAAGATCATAGATTTTCATCTATAAGTACACCTAAACAATATAGAGCTTCAATTGACATTATCGATAAGAAATTAAGAGCATTCCAGCACGAAGATACAATAAGAATGATTTATGATTCTGCAGCATCAACTGACACTGTATTAAAAGGTGATAATATATACATTGATTATGATGAAGTTTCTTTCATCGATCAATCTACTGCAAGTAAATCTGTTCAAATAAATCCTTTTGCAGTTACAATTTACAATGGTAACATTACGCTATCTCCATCGTCTGACGAATGGAGAGACACTGAAAGATTACCTGATAAAATTATACAAAAAGGATCACAAGTTTCACGTAGGCCTTCTTACTTATTTAATAACCATGTAACTGGCTGGTGTGGATCTACTGGAAGACGAGCTGAACAAACAGTAGTAACAAATAATGCTATTTTAGAATTAGTTGATGATAGATTAATTAATACAACTCAATCAGCTTTTATGAGATCAAGAAAAATATTCTTTAAAGCTACGGGGTTAAGACCTAATACCAGAGTATTTGCTTTCTTAGATGGTATTAATATATCTGCTTTCACTAACGGTACAGATGGCGAAGGTGGATTTAGTTTTTATTCCAGCACATCAACAGATCCTGGCAATACCTTTAAAGGACTGACTGCACACCCCGATGGCTCTACGACACAGTTGGTAACAGATGCCATGGGAACTGTTTCTGGTTCATTCATAGTTCCAAATAATGATGCTATTAAAATTGCTACGGGAACTCGAGAATTTAAAATTTTAGACATCAGTGTGGATAACGATGCAAATGCAGGAAGCGTTGCATCAGCACCTTACACTGCAAAAGGGTATTTAGATACTAAACAAGCCGAATACACATCAACGAGAATTGTATATATTCCATACTATTATGATGACGGTGGAGATGGCGGTGGCGGCGGTGGCGGCGGCGGTGGCGGTGGCAGCACCAGCACCAGCGGCAGTGGAGGTTTTTCTGATGATGCACAAGCAACAGATACAGGCCTAGGAAACGACACAGATGGTCAAGCAGG